GGATAAAATCAAACACCACGATGGACGTTATTTATTGCAGCAAGATGTGACTGTCGCGTCTGGTTACAAACTATTAGGGCGTGAAGTTGTTGTAATGGCGGATGATGTAATTGGAACAAAAGCAGGTGACAAAGTAGCATTCGTGGGCGACCCTTCACTTTTTGCTAAATACTTCGACCGCCAACAAGCGTCAGTTCGTTGGGTTGATAACGATGTTTATGGTCAATTATTGGCAGGTTTCGTTCGTTTTGACGTTCAAGTAGCAGATAACAAAGCAGGTTTCTATGTTACGTTAGCCCCAAAAGTATAGACCCATCCGGCGTAACGTTAAACAAAACAACGACTACGCTTACGGTGGGGGCATCAGAAACACTGTCAGCGACTGTCTCGCCAGTTGACGCAACGGACAAATCAGTTAAATACAGTTCAAGCGATGAGGCAATCGCCACGGTAACGCCGGTTCAAGGCAAAATCACAGGTATTGCAGCTGGTACAGCAACAATCACTGCAACGACTGCAAACGGAAAAACTGCGGTGTGTGAAGTTACCGTAACTGCTGAATAGGCGGTGATTGAATGGAACTGGCAGAACTAAAAACATACCTTCGCATTGATCATGATCTGGACGACGAGCTTTTAAAAATGTTGGTGTCCACGGCTGAAAAATTCATTTTAGGCTCGATTGAGGTAGAAATGACTGTTGATGAACGCTTTGATTACGCTGTGACGTTGCTTGTTTCTAACTGGTACGAAAACAGGGTAGGTACTTCTACGCAGGCGCTGAATGAAATTCCGTTCGGCGTAACTGCGCTTATCCAGCAGTTGAGGGGGTTGGAACATGGCGCTAATCAAGACGAGTGATCTAACGCAACGTGTGGAAGTTGTAAAGGTTACTAACGGGAAAGATGAAGATGGTCAACCAATCAAAACAGAAAAAACGGTTTTTTCGTGTTGGTCTTGCGTTCAAACACAACGCTTGAGTGATGTAAAGGCGTCAATCGGAACCGTCTTAGAAGGCACACTAACGTTCATTATTCGCTATCAGCAAAAAGCGGAACTAGAAAACGACATGAAAGTAAAATGGCGAGGCAAACTTTTTGAAATCATTACGATTACGAAAGGCGAGTTTGCGAAGGACTTCACGACTGTTATTGCGAAAGAGGTCCAAAAATGAGTGTAGAAGTCGATGCAACCGAAGTGTACAAAGCGCTTAGGGAAGTAAAAGCAAACGTTCAACGAGTGGAAAGCCCAGCACTTAGAAAAGCTGGGGAGTACGCTCAAGAAAAGTTACGACAAAACACACCTTACTGGGATGGAACGAAGTCAAACGGTAAACGTGGTTCGTATATGCAAGAACATGCTAAGAACCATGTGGTTACAAGCTCGGTAAAAAACGGATTGATAGAAGTCGGCTATGACAAAGATGTTTCTTGGCGGATGCACTTTATCGAGTTTGGAACAATCAAACAACGTCCAAAAGGTTTCGTACAAAAAACACAAAAGCAAATCGAAAAACAAGTAACACAAATCATTGCTGACGAAGTAAAAAGGAGGCTAGGACTTTGAAAACGGCAGTATCACAAGTCTATTCAATTCTGAATAGCAATGAAAAAACAAAGAACATTGATTTTTACACCAATAGTGTTCCGGAATCGGCTCAAACAGTACCTAGCCTTCCAGTTGGCAGAATTACAGAGATATCCGGCAACTATGAAGATTTCGCAAGCAATAATCCTTTGACCATTCAATTCAACGTACAAGTAGATGTATGGGTGTCGACCTTAAAAGAGGTTGATGCCTTTTATTTTACTCTCGATGAGGTTATGAGGGGGAATGGTTGGCAATGCGCATACACGGAACAAACAGATGACGAGGACTTTAAAGGTGCAAAGCGGATTATCAAACGATATGTAGCAAATATTTCACTAAATTAAAAGGAGAGAAAATAGATGGCAACAGTAGGATTTGAGAGCGTCATTTTTGGCGTAAAAACAGATGAAAAAGGCACTCTAAAAGAATTAGTAGCAGATAATGCGAAAGGCGGAGCGATCGAAGCTAAAATTACTGGATTAGGCGCAACTTCTAACATAACACACGCTTCAAACGTACCGTTCTTCATTGCAAGTAAAGGGGTTTCGTCGCCAAAGGTTACGCTTGACGTGGCAGACTTAATGGATAACGGCATTTACAGCGAAATCATTGGTGCTAAAACCGTGACTGGTGTAAATGTAATTGGTTCAGAAACTGAAGCGCCTTACGTGTCGGTTGTCATGGTTACAGCGAACAAAGAAGGAAAACGCTTATTCATGGGATTGGCAAAAGGAAAATTCAGTCATCCAGATATCAACATGAAAACAGCTCAAGACAAAGGGGTAGAATTGCAAACCGATTCTATCGAAGGGGAATTCATTTCTGATGAACGTGGGTATGTATTTATGACTGCCGTAGAATCAACAGACATGACCTTACAAAAATTCAAGGACTTGGTAAATAACAAAGGGGTGTAGTAGTTAATCCTGCATCTACACCAATGACAGATACAGGGACACCAAAAGAACCAGAACCAAAAATTGATACACAAGGTTAGCCATTTTTGGCTAGCCTTATTTTTTGTAAAAACAAGGAGGAAAACAAATGATTGAATTGCAATTGAAACTTGACGGAAAGAAAAAAACATTCAAACAACAAGATATTTCCGCACGTGCAATGCGTGAGTGTATCATATTTTACGAGAAAGCGGAAAAAGCAGACCTAACTGATTTAGAAGCAATTGATTCAATGATTACAATTACAGCAGATATTTTCCAAGATCCAGCAGTTACATTTGATGCTATTTTAGACGGTTTGACTGCGAGCGAGCTAGTACCGGCATTAGAAAATGTTTTTGAACAAATCAATGAACTGGGAAACAATGAAAAAAAGCAGATGGCGAGCAAAAAGAGATAAGTTTTTCTGAAGCTAGGAAAGCAATGGATCAAATCTACAAAGATTTAATCGAATCAGGTTGGACGATGAGAGATGTGGACGAAGCCGACTATCATTATTTGTTACACCTTTTTGGAGAAGTGAAGAGTGGCGAAGAATATGTAGATGGTGCTGATTTCATCAAACAATTTTTATCGGCTGAAGACTTGGTAAAACTTGAGGAAGGAGGTAAATAATGGCAGGAAAAGGACAACCCGCAGGAAATATCAAGCTAGGGATTAGTTTAGATAGCACTAATTTTGGTAACACGCTGGACGAAATCAATGCGAAAGTCAAACAAGCTGAGTCGAATATGCGTGCCAATCTAAAGGCTTATGATTCAGCAGGACGTTCATACGAAGCACTTAGTCAAAAGACGAAAGACTTGTCTACGGTTATGGAAGGGCAAAACGCCAAAGTAAGAGAATTAACAAAGCGCCGTGATGAAGCGATTAGCAAGTATGGCGAGGAATCGAAACAAGTTGCTAACCTTAACACACAGATAAACAATGCTACCGCAAAATATAATGCTTACAGTCGCCAGTTGAACGACACAAAAAAAGAATTGGTGTATTCCAAAACAGCCGTCAATGATTTATCTAATGAAATCAAAGAAAATGAACGACAAATGAACGCCGAAGTAAAAGCGTTGAAGTCTGCAGGTAACGAAGCAGGAGCTTTTGAAGCAAAACAAAAAGGGCTAGCCAAACAAACGGAATTATCCGAGAAAGCTATCGAAGAACAGCGCAAAGTTGTGAAACTGATGGCTGATGAGTTTGGCGATTCAGCAAATGAAACCGAAGATGCAAAAAGGGCATTAGAAAAGTTAGAACGACAAAGCCAAATATCTAGCAGGCAATTAGAAGCACTCAAAAGCTCCAGCGATCAATCAGGAAAAAAAATAGAAGATTTTGGCGAGAAGTCCACAAGGTCAGCTAGGAAACTGGACGGACTAAAAGACAAATTAAGCTCGCTAAAAGGCGCATTTTCGTTTGGTGCAGTTGCTGGATTAGCTTCACAAGCAGTTAGCGGTGTTGTTAACAGTTTCATGGGGTTGAAAGACGAAGCAGTAGAGGCTTCCGATTCAATGGACAAGTTTGTTCAAACAATGCAATTTGCTGGTATAGATAATTCAAAAATTGAAGAATCTAAAACAGTGATGAAAGATTACGCCGACCAAACGGTTTATGAACTAGGCGACGTAATGAATACGACCGCACAGTTGGCAGCCAACGGTGTGAAAGACTTTGATGGTCTAACGCAGGCAATCGGTAATGTCAATGCCGTTTCAGGTGGTAACTCAGATACGTTCAAATCGGTAGCAATGGCAATGACACAAACTGTAGGTGCTGGCAAATTAACAACTGAAAACTTTAATCAGATTGCGGATGCCATTCCGGGCGCTTCAGGGAAAATTCAACAAGCATTGAAAGAAATGGGCGCTTATACTGACGGAGACTTCCGCGAGGCTATGGCAAACGGAGAAATCTCTGCCGAAGAATTGAATACAGCATTCATGCAATTAGGTATGACTGATGTAGCTAAAAAGGCAGCAGGTTCCACAGCTACGATTGAGGGGGCGGTCGGAAATCTGCAAGCCAGCGCCGTAAATATGATTAATGAAATAATTAATGCTTTCGGCAAAGGCAATATCACTTCTTTGATCAGTGACATAGGCAAAGGAATTGACGACTTAACAACCAAAATCAAGCCAGCAATGGAAAGCATAAAAAACGTCGCTCAACCTGTATTTGACATGTTGAAAAAAGGGGCTGACATAGCAACACTTGCTTTTGGGACGCTGTTTGGAACGTTAGATGGAGATCAAGCAAAGCAAGGCTTTGATATTCTAACTAAAATTTTCCCACCAGAAATGGTTACTTTCGCACAAGATACCATAGAAAAAATAAAGAACGCGGTTAAGACATTGTTTGACGTATTCAAAGGTAACGCAGACATGGAAGATGTTCTAGCTAAATTAGGATTTTCTCCAGAAACAATTTCTAAGATAAAAAATGTTTTCGATAATCTCAAAACATTTTTTGATGGTGCTATGACAACTATTAAAAACGGCATAGAAGTTGCATGGCAAATTGCAAAAGGAATTTTCGATACTTTGTCGCCATATATAATGCCCATTATAGAAAAGATAGGCGGAGCTTTTTCTAAAATTGGAAAATCGATGACCACATTTTGGAATGAAAATGGTAAACAGATTATTGAAGCAATCAAGAACTTTTTTACGTTTATACAGCCCGTTGTAAAAATCGTTATGGATTTAGTCATGGGGTTCATTGACAATATAATAGGTTTAGTCGAAGGGATTATGAACGTCATTCAAGGTGCTATCAAAATCTTCACTGGTTTATTTACAGGCGATTTTTCTAAGATGTGGGAAGGAATAAAACAATTGTTTTGGGGTTCTATCCAAGCAGTATGGAACTGGATTCAAATACTATTCTTCAAACGGATTTTAGAAGGAGTAAAAGGTTTGTGGACTGGTTTTTCAGGCTCAATAAAAGGGCTATGGGAAAGCACTAAAACTTTCTTTACTGAAGGTATTTACAACACTTGGGATAAGCTAGTCAATTGGGTAATTAATCTGTTGGGCAAAGCTGGCAACCTGAAAACCACGTTTGGCAATTTCATCAAAAACATGTGGAACAGCGTGAAAAACTTCTTCAGCAATGGACTTGGAGACACTTGGAATAATGTAGTTGGCTGGGTAAAAAACATTTTCAACAAAGCAATTGAATTGAAGAACAATGTTTCTGATGCAATCGGTAACCTGTGGAACGGTATCAAAGACAACTTCCGTAGCGGTATTGATACAGTATTCAATTGGTTTTCAGAACTACCTAACAAGATGAAGGATGCCATTATTGGTGGTAAAGATGCCCTTGTTGATGCGTTCAAAAGTATTTTCAACGCAGCACTTACAGCGGTGGGGAAACCAGTTAACGCAATCATCAATGGAGCTTCATGGGTGCTAGAAAAACTGGGTGCTGACAAACTCCAAGAATGGGACGTACCACAATACGCAAAAGGAACACCAAACGGAGGTCATCCGGGCGGGCCTATGATGGTAAATGACGGTAGAGGTGCTGAAGCGGTAATCACACCTAACGGACAAGCATTCATACCTAAAGGACGTAACGTAGTATTGAATGCACCAAAAGGAACACATGTCTTGACAGCAGAAGAAACAGCTTATATGACTGGAAACAAAGCACCAAGATATAGATACGCCAAAGGTACAGGCTTTTTCGGAAATCTATGGAACAACGTCAAAGGATTTGCTGGAGATGTTGGAAACAAGCTGAAAGATGTAGTCGGCGATGTATGGGATTTTGTAACAGACCCGGGAGCGTTGGCTAGGAAAGTGTTAAATGGTCTTGGCGTACTGGAAGGGCTTGTCAAATATCCTTTAGATATTGGTAAAGGTATTCTAAGCAAGGCTACCGAAGCATTGACGAACAAAATCACAGAACTATTCAGCAGTGGCAGTTTAGACACTTCAATGGGCATGCAAGGCGTTTACAAATATTTGGCGGACGTTGCAGTTGCAGTAATGAAGAAGTTTCCAGGCTTTCAAGTAACCTCAGGTTATCGTGAAGGCGATCCATACTCACACGGAAAGCACAACGCAATTGATATTGCGCTACCGGGAGTCGTGAATGGTTCCCCTAGATATACAGAAGCAGCCAATTACGCATTTGAGAAGTTTGCAAACAAAATCGGCTATGTTATCACAAATGGTAAGGTTCGTGACCGTTCAGGACAATCAGGTACAGGTGTGCATGATGATTGGCGGACATGGCCTGATGGTGACCACTACGACCACGTGCATTTGAACGGTGTAAGAGATCCGCAGGGCGGACTTGTTAGCGGTGGCGATAGCGTTGGTGGGAGTGGCGTAGAACGCTGGCGGCCATATGTAAAACGTGCTTTGAAAATGAATAACTTACCAACCTCATCCGCTTATGTTGATGCGTGGATGCGACAAATCCAAACAGAATCAGGTGGCAATCCGCTTGCCATTGGTGGAAATGACGGCTTAGCAGACGGCAATGCTACTGGATTGCTCCAAACAAAACCGGGAACATTTGCTGCGAATGCTTTTCCAGGATACGGCAATATAATGAGCGGTTTCGATGATATCTTAGCAGCTATCAACTACGCTAAAAAACGCTATGGTTCGGATATGTTAGGTGTGATTGGGCGTGGTCATGGTTACGCAAACGGTGGAATTGTAAACCAACATCAAATTGCGGAAATCGCAGAAGGAAACAAGCCAGAAATTATTATTCCGTTAGATAAGGCTAAACGATCAAGAGCGATGCAATTATTGTCTATCGCAATGGACAAACTAGGAGTTTCTCCTAAAACTTATGGAAATGCGACAACTGTTTCCAGTGATTACGAAATCCTAGAAGCCATTGAAAAACAGGTGGCAACAACGAATCAGCTGTTATCGTTATTGCTGGCATTTTTCAAAGGAAATAGCCGAACTGATAGAGATTTAGCTTTAGATATTCAGAAGATCTTGGTTAGGAGGATGTAGATGCGAACTGTATTACTGAGAAATAGAATAAACGAAGAAATTGATTTGTCCACAGAAGACTATTTTGCTACTGGGTTGAGTAATATGGGGTTTGAAGTAAAAAAAGAACATGTGGGACAGTGGGGGAATTTCAGAGAAAGCAGTGAGAGCGTTGAAATATCTGAATTTCAGTCATCTGTAATCATTTCTGTGCATGGGTTTCGAGAAAAAGAACTGTACAATTCACTTGTGCAGTTCCTATCGGAAGGTCCGTTTGAACTGGAATTTGCTTTTGACGGCGAAACAATGGTAAGAAGATGCAGTCTAAAATCTTTAAGTAAGACTGAAATCGATCCGAAAACATCGTTACTAACAGACACTTTAGAACTATATTTCACATCAAACTGGTATTCCGTAAAACGCGAAAAATTAATTCAGCGACCTAATGTAGTGAAAACACGTGGTAAGGTTTTTCCGTATAAAAGATCTTATATCTACACTCAAAACTTGTGGGAGAAAAAAGGTGTATTCAAATTCAATAATAATTCTGTATACCTAACGAATAGCAAGGAACGGATGTCCCCGCTAAAAATTCGTGTGATTGGGAAGTGTTCAAATCCGTATTGGGAAGTAATCCAAAACTCACAAATCATCGCAACGGATGGATACTTCATAGATATGACTGAAACACAGACTCTAGAAGTATCAAGCATTTTTGAAGATACAACGGCGATTTTAAAAGATATTGCAGGGGTAGAATCTTCTGTCTACCAACAACAGGATTATACAAAAACTAATTTTGTTCAGGCTCCGACTGGAGAATTCAGCATTGTGTTTCATGTTGGGGGGGCAGACGTAGAGATTGAGTTATACGAGGAGCGTGATCTGTTTTGATTTTAGCAGTCACGCTTTTTCATCGTGATTTAATGCTTTATAACGAACATTTATTCTCTAACAGTTTTGAATTTGGTGCGGACGAGATCAACGAAGAGGCTAGTAGCTTTACGATGGATAAGTACGTTCCTGTAAAAACAAGCGATTTTCTACTAGCAAAATATATTCCTAGTGGAAAATTTGCATATTTTGGTGTAATTACGTCGCAGGAAGACGAAAAAATCAGTTGTAAAAGCTTACTTAGTTTAGCTGATAGTGAGATACCGACTGCACGTGTGTCAGGAGATAACTACGAAGAGCATATCCGGCGGTTGATTGAATACTATTTGCTGAATGATCCAACGAAACAACTAAAAGATATTTTAGACGTCAAAGCAGAAAGTGCGACCTCTCATTCGTATCAAGCTACCGATACGAATAAACACAAGTTAAGTGCGTATATTCTCAATGGTTTCAAAAAATACAACGTAAAATGGTATTTCAAGGGAATTCAAAACAGAAAAATCTATACAGGCATACGTGCTGTAAATGAATCAATTTACATTAAAGACAATTCTTCTGAATTTAGCGATTGGGATGTGTTTGTTCAGGCGCCGGGCGCTGGAAACGAGAACAAGCTATTAATCGTTGATAAAGCAATGAAAGATATAGAGAAACCGATAATACTGTCAACATGGTATTTGGACGAAGAAAACAATTTGACACAAGATGGATCGAAAGAAAATATCACGAAACCAACTGTCACTTTGGTTAATATCTACGATCAAACCGCAGAAGATAAAGCATCCTACGAAGATGTGGCAAAATCAGAGTTGAAAGGCAATACGTATTCGCATGAAATCAAAGTGAATGTTGTAAGAAATGCAAAAAATTTGAATGTCGAAACGATTGAAACAGGGATGTTTGCCACGATTTCTTATAAAGGAAAAATATACAAGTCGGTTTTGACAGCTTGGCGAATATCAAGTGATAAGGAGTTTGTGGAATTGACTTTTGGAAACATAAGAAGTCGTTTTATGGATTATTTTTAAGATAATGGGGGATAAAAAATGGTTAGCAATGTGGATGGGTATCAATTTGA